AACAGAGAAAGTTAAGACATGAATACATCCAGTCTGTTCGTGCAAACTTAAGAGCGCAGCTTAATAATGTAAGTATTAAAAATGAAGATGGATCGATTACTCCATTAAAACCAAAAGGATTAAACTAGAGCAGATTAGATAGAACATATTGATGATAGATGCAAACCGCACCGAAAAGGAGGCATTCATAATGTTGGAACAACTAGGAAAACAGGCAAAAGAAGCATCGATAATTCTTGGAAAAGCAGGGATTGAAGATAAGAATGAAGTATTAAGAGAAGCAGCCAAATGTCTGGTACAGAATCAGGAATATATCTTAAGTGAGAATTATAAAGATGTAGAGAATGCAAAAAGCAATGATATGAGCGAGGCGTTGATCGATCGTTTATCCCTGAATCCTGACCGTATCGAAGCAATGGCAGAAGGACTTCGTCAGGTAGCTGAACTACATGATCCAATTGGTTCTGTAGAACATATGCAGAAAACACCGAATGGACTTTTGATCGGTAAGAAAACGGTACCATTAGGAGTTGTCGGTATCATCTACGAATCAAGACCAAACGTAACAGCAGATGCATTTGCACTATGTTTTAAGACAGGAAATGCATGCCTTCTTCGTGGTGGAAGTGATGCGATCAATTCAAATCTTGCGATCACAAATGTGATCCAGAGTGCACTAGAATCCTGCAATATGCCAAAATACAGCATTCAGCTGCTGACAGATACAAGCCGTGAGACAGCTACAAAGATGATGCAGTTAAATGAATACTTAGATGTTCTGATTCCAAGAGGTGGTGCAGGACTCATTCAAAGTGTTGTAAAGAATTCTACAGTGCCAGTGATCGAGACAGGAACAGGAAATTGTCATGTATACGTAGATGAATTTGCCCAGAAAGACATGGCAGTTAACATCATCATCAATGCAAAGACACAGAGACTTGGAACATGTAATACATGTGAATCTTTAGTATTACATAAGAACATCTTGGAGAGTCACGGTCCAGCGATCATCGATGCTTTATTAGAAAAAGGAGTACAGGTACGTGGAGATGAGAGAGTTTGTGCTTTAAATGACCAGGTCATCCCTGCAACAGAAGAAGACTGGGGAACAGAATACTTAGATTCTATCATCTCTGTGAAAACTGTCGACAGCTTTGACGAAGCAGTGGCACATATCAATCATTACAATACGGGGCATTCGGAAGCGATCGTCACAGATTCTTACCAGAATGCACAGGAATTCTTAAATCAGATCGATGCAGCAGCCGTTTATGTTAATGCATCCACAAGATTTACTGATGGATTTGAATTTGGATTTGGAGCAGAGATCGGAATCAGTACCCAGAAGATTCATGCTAGAGGACCAATGGGATTAGATGCACTGACAACCAGCAAATTCATCATTTATGGAAATGGACAGATCCGTAAATAATGGAATATAAAAGCTGAAATCAACAAGTTATTTCAGGATCTTAAGAAAATCTGAAGAAAAACATAGATTTTTTGTATGCAAATGCAAAGTTCAAATATTTCATTGATTTTTAAATGATGGAAACCCGCATAAAATAAAGGAAAACTGCAATAAAGTAAAATTATAATTTTAGACAAAACACTTAGTTACACCAAATTTACACCAAATTATAAAAATAAGCATTTAAAAATATAATTGGAACAAATAACAAATTAATTATGGAGTTTTAATGCTATAGATTCTCTTAACCACAGGTTTATTATAATCTGTGGTTTTTCTTTTATAACCTTTACACCAAACACATGTTCGTGTTATAATATTCGAGAGGTGAAATAAAATGTACAATACAACAAACATTCCAAAAGCTACTAAGAGAGTAAACATCTCAGGAGACACACCTCCTGACATCTGGATGTCTATGTTAGATTCTTATGGTAAGCTTCAAAAATTCCACATCAGAGAACTACTCCTACAGGGTACTAGAAAAGAAACCAACTCAGCAAGACAAGAACGTGAAGTAGAATACTATAAAAGCAGAATAGAAGTGTTAGAACGATTCAACATTTCTACTAAGACAAAGATACTAAAATACATTCCATCATCTGGCACATGGTATATCTGCGGAGAATATGCAGACTTATTACGATCACAGAGTTACTTGAACAGATAAGGAGATACACAATGAGAATATACGAATACAACGAAAGCACTCAGACACTTAACACAGAGTGCGGATTATTCCATATAGGTGACACAGTACAACTTACAGAGATCGACTCTCAGACGCCTATAAAAACAACTCTATATGGGGCTAGAATTGATTCTACAGAATACGTCCTTTCATTCTTCAATGAGAAATGTGGAATGCCTTTATACTTGTCTGAGCATGAAATAGATGATATGTGTAGAGTAGAAAAATCGTAAAAAATAGGGTACACCAGAAATTGATCTGATGTACCCTTAATTTTTTATTCTTATTGTAATAAATTCCCTTGCAACAAATGATGAACACATTCTGGAATCTCTTTGTTTTCATTCTTTACCAGAAGAGTTGTATACTTTCCAAGGCTTGCGTCTTTTTGAAAAATGAAGTCAACTTCTCCATAATCATCACCATTTTTCGTTGAATTTCTTCCTGCTCGTAACGACATTGGCAAGAAGTATTCATTAATTTTTTCTCCATTAGAATCTCTGTTCTCTGTTAAGCACAAAGTAAACTCTAAGTTCGATATGCCAACTTTATAAACAACACTGGCTGTTTCCATATTCCTAAGAATACGAACCTTCGTGTTTGTTAATTCATATAATCTTTTGAGACATGATAGTTTCTTTTTAGAGACTTCAAAAGGATGTCTTGGAGAGAAATAAAACTGTTGTGTAGTTAATGTTTTTTCTCTGGCATTTTTATAAAATTTTTTTGCAAACAATCTAGTTTCTACGCCAGCAAGATGCAAAAATCTATTGACTGGGAACATCACTTCAAAATATTCATTTCCATATACATATAAAAATGCTTGGCCAGCTAGGTATTGTTCATACATGGACGCTGCCTCTATAATATCTTGTCGTATTTTATTTTTCTTTTGTGTTTTTGATGCCATATTTACCTCATACGTAAAAAAGAGTGGGACAGAAGCCACACTCTTCGATAATTCTTTATTAGAGTTTTCTGCTGGTTGTCAGCCGTGATATCCAGTTAAAATATCTTTTCGTTGCAGAAATCCTTAAGTCCCCTGCATGGACTACGACTTTACTCCTAGTCGCAAGACGTGATATCCAGTTAAAATATCTTTTCGTTGTGGAAAATTACCCTGCTCCACTTGCAGCACAACTTTTAACGATGCTCTTTCATCGAGAATATTACTATTCCTACTTTCATTATACACAAATTCAAAACAAATACAACACTTTTTGATAAAAAAATAGAGGCAGAGCCTAGTTTATTCTGCTCATATTTACCCTCTCCGCAGCAGAGAGTAACAATTCTTTATCGCTGACAAAGAAAACTAATAAAGAAAATACCGACTAATTGCCAAATTAATCATAACTGTTTCTTGTGTCTTTTCATATCCCTTAGCATTTCTTTGTATAAGACAGTTTAATCCAACCATCTTTAGTTTTACCCCAACCATTCTTAACAGCTTTGATTGTAACTGTTGTGCCTTTCTTATAAGCGTCTCTGACAATAGCAGCCGTTGTAGATGGAGACTTACGTACATTAAGAGCAGAAGCAGTTACTTTTACTTTGTATGATTTAAACTTAGAAGATGCTTTTGGTTTTACTACTGTAGAACCAGAAATGTCTGCTTTGAATTTAGCAAACCCTTTGCTATTTGGAGAAGCCCAAGGTTCAGGACAAATTTTTCCGCAAGTCCGAAAATGCGTGGTAATATGAGAAACAGGGACTCCATATTTCTTCATATAATATTTTGTCAATTCAACAGTTTGCTTATACACACCATTAGGCACTTTACCAACAGAATTACACATCTCGATATTCAAACTGTTTGCATTTGTGCATTTGCCCCAATCAACAGCATATTTTCTTTCATATAATTTACCAACGCTCCATGCCACATTAGATAATGGAACAGATTTATATACATATTTACCGCCATCAACAAATACATGTGCGCTTGCATTTCTATTTGGAGACTGGAAGTATTTACAATTTGCCTCACTAGTATCTCCTTTGTTTCCTGTGTAATGAATTACAATCCATTTAATATTTTTTAAGCTTCTCTTGGCACCATAGTTGTCAGAGTTGCATTTTAAAGTTTTAAATTTTAATGCCATAATATCAGGCTCCTTTCTTTTTCTTTTCTATATAACAATTATTAGGTTCATAATTTTTATCCATATCTTTACGACATATTCTGTCGCCATCCTCAAATCCATTGTCTAATGCCCATTTCTGAAAAGCTCCAAAATCATGTAGCCATTCCTCACAAATAGAGATTCCTTTACCACCATATACGTGATACCGAGGTCTATTTGGATTTGTACAATTTGACTTCATAGTTCCCCACTTAGAATAAAGTTTGTTACCAGAATGAGATTGTCCATGCTGAATGGGTTTACAACTTTCACATTCCCCACATGTATGTCTTGAATTTTTCTGTAAAGTTACTCTTAAGCGTGATACGATATTTCCACAATCGCATTTGCATATCCATCGTGTCCCTTGCTCGCTACATGCAGAAGACTCGTCATATTTCAGCACTGTTAATTTTCCAAAACGTTGACCTGTTAAATCAATAAATGTAGGACTTGTAAACCCAGATAATCCTAAGCTCCCTTCTCCGCCAGCAGACAAATTATATCCAAAGTGGTAATCATTGCTTTTCAACTCTTTGATAAGTGTCTTTTCCATTTCACAAGCTTCATCCTTGGTAAGATTCTCTGCTATCACTTCATGATCAAAATTGTCCCATCCGTACTTTTGAATAGCTCTATAGAAATGATCGTTCTTAATATATCCACGTCCGTTTCGCCATCTTTGTCTTACATCCCTACTTGTTATCCCAACATACATCTTTCCACTAGGACTGGTATGTACATAAACTTTCCACTTAGCTTCATTACGGAAATCAACATTTGTATCCCAAAAATTACCCTCGATAATATTTCCTCCAATCTAAAAAGAGCAGTCACCATAACAGCAACTGCTCAATAACTAATTATTCAATTACTAATTACTCACTTAGCAAATTATCCAACAATGTCGTCAGACTCTTTACCTTCAGTAGCATCATCTAATTCTTTTTCAAATAAATCCTTATCAACTTTTACGATCACGTCTTTTTGACCAATCTTATTCTTGATTTCCTCAGCCTCTTCAAGAGTTAATCTACCGTCTCTCAGAGCATAAGCAATTTCATCTGCAAATTGAGCTGTCCATGTAAAACTATGATTTTTCCAATCTCCATACAGAGATGTTCCAACTACAAAAGCAATACCAACTACTTGGTTAATCACATCTTCATGCACATCAATTACTGGTTTGCCTGCCGCAGTTAATCCCATATTGATCCAAGCTAACACCTGTAAAATCAGGCTCACAACAGTATGTGGTTTAACTTCACTCCAATTAATACTTGCCAAAAATTCTTTAAATTTGTTCATAATGCAATCCTCCTTTGCAATAAAAAAGACCTACAAGAATGACTCTTCATCCTTAATAGGCAATGCTTTAATTTCTTTGTACATTTTTTCTCCAACGCCATTTTGATGTAATTGGTCATGGTATACCTTATAAATAGCATTGATGTTTTCAAGCCCCGTAGGGGAAATACAACCTTTTTGCTTGTAATACCTGTGGGCTTGTTTGATTCTGTCTCTTAACATTGCAGCAACACCTTCAGATAAAGTAACGTCCATTGCACACGCATCATCTAATTTTTTAGCCAGTTCAGCTGTATGTGCAAATAGTCGTTCCATGCCTACCTTTTGGTCTGTTAATAATGCGGCTTGCTCTCTCATCATGTCTTTGATAACTTGAATATCCTTATTCTGATTGCTCAAAATCTGTGTTAGTTTCTCCAAAGTTTCTGTATGCTTATCGATCATTAAGCGTTGTTGTTCAATCACTTCTTTTTGATGTTTCTTTTCTAATGAGGCTCGTGTTTCAAACCCAAACTTTTCGTTTAATTTGGAAGTGACATCAAAAATTTTATCTGCAAACAAAAGAACCGCAAAGACAAACACTGTCAATGCAGCCCCATGTTGAGATAAAAAATTAATTATAATATTCCAATTTTCTATCATGTAATTACCTCGATTATTTTATAAAAATCACTCCTTTAAGTCTTTACCAAACATATTCTGGTTTTTCTTCTCCAAATAATAAATATCTCAACCAATCATCTGTAACAATACACACTGCACTCAGTAAAATCCATAAAATTGTATAAGGTAAGCAAATCTGCCCACACAGATTAAAAGGCATCTGAGAGTAATCCCAAATGCCTAAACCTAACCATAAATTTAAAATACAACCTGCTATGAATTCCATTACAGTAACAATCAATCCTCCGAGAACCATTTGCTCACGAAAGGGCATAAGATGGTAGAAGAAGCGACTGTTATTTATCAGCCCAATAAGAATGAAGCAAGTACCGCCTAACATTCCCATTGTCCAATGTGTGTATCCTCGCCAGATGATTTCAATTCCACAATAAGCAAATGCTCCAATAAGGAATAAGATAAGATATTTACATGATTTCTTTACATGCAACATTTATTCACCTTCTTTTTGATCTTCGTTCTCACTTTCATCTTTACAAATAAGCTGTAAAATCATGATGTCTCCCTCAAGAATTCCTTGACAATTCTCAATAACATCACAAACTTCGCTAAAAGTCATTCTCATCTTATGGAACTCAACCCCTGAGTTTTCCATGCTTAAAGGATTAAACTCTGCTAAGAATTTCTGTCCGTTCTCTGTGCTATTGATCTGGGCATCAGTAGTGATATCATATTTCTGTAAGAGTTTGCGTTTTTCTTCAAAATATTCCTTCAGCTCTTCTTGAATCTTTCTAATATTCTTGGCAAGCCCAGCACTTAAAGTACATGGTACTAATTCACTGTTTTTCATAAGGAATGCATAAATTGTATTTAACTGTCCTAAGATCATATCTGCCTGCATATTTGTCATTTCCATATTAAAATTCTCCTTTTCCCTGTTAAACTAATTATTCTTCAGTCGTAACTGAATCTTTTCCTGTCTCATCCGTCTTATCAGTCGTAACTAAATCTTTTCCCTCTGAAGGAGTAGTAGGTTCTGTTGACTGCACAGGAATTACTTCATATTTAATTTCAATCTTGTCCAATTCTTCTTTGCTAGTAGAACTGAAAATTTGCGCTTTTGTTACATTCATCTGTTGGAAATAAGGATAGATAAATGCTTTGATCATTGCTGTTAACTGCACAAATTCCTCAGCAGTGAATGTTTCACACGCACTCTTCTTACTATGCCATTCAAGAGTTACTTGCTGACCAGCAGTAGTAAGAGCTTGATATTGCATAAAGTTCAGAGCCATTTCATTCTGATCTTCTTCAGATACTCCATAAGGCTTACCATTGAATTCTACACTCTGACTTGCTAAGAACTCAGCGAGAGCAGCTTTGTTTTTCTCCTGTAAATAGTTCTTGTACTCGTCAAGAGTCAAGGTATTAATATCAACCACCTGATTGACTTTTTCATCAAGTCGTTGTACCTGTTCTACAATATTTGCTCTTGTAAGAGATACGATCAGCGCATCTTCCCATTCTCCATTAGAATTGTTATATAATCCCTGTTGTAAAGAGATTTCTTTATAATTGTTAAAGCATGTGTAAGTTGCAATCTGCACATCATCTCTGTAGATGTCTAATGTTTTAAAGTTTGTAAATGCTGATTTAACCGCTTTTAGATCATCTGTGCAAACGACAAGTTTACATTCCATGTCAAAAGTCATAGAATTAAACTGCATAAGATTAAATACTTTGTCGTCAGAGCTATCTAATTTAACTGTATATACCATATGTATTTCACCTTTCTTTCTGTTTTTGAGCATACAAAAAGAGCAGTCCGAAAACTGCTCTATGTACGATCAAATTTATGTTTTATTTAGTTGTTTGTCCATTCTTAAAGT